CAGCAGTGGTGCAAACGTCTCTCCTGCTAACGGCTTTCGCCGTTAACTCCCTTCACTAATACGAAGGGGTCCACCGCAGCTTGATGTTGACGGCTACGGGACGTCCAGCACGTTCCAGATGCCTCTTGTCAGCAAACGGCTCATCGCCGCGCTTCAAGAAGTACTTGAGCAAGGCACCGTCATCCTCGAGATTGCTCTCGGGAATGACGGAATCTACAACAGCGGCCCTAACGAGGGGTCGCTGAAGATTAGGACACTCCTTTTGGACGTCATATCCAAGATAGGAGTACCTGCCCAACCCCGGAGAATCTGGTCCAATCCTTGGCATAGGGATAACCCTTTCCAAGATTCGGTCCAAGTATTCAGCAGTGCGCCAGTAACCTGATGTATACATCTGGTTACGCAGCGCAACGGTGGATACAATCTCCGAAACGTGCTTCCGTGATGAAGGAAGAACTCTCCTGGCTTTGACGTAACCTACGTTCCAGCCATTAAAGTAATCCCCTCCACAACTCTCTCTGAACTTTCCAGTCCAGAAAGACTTGCTTGAGTTCACTTTAAGCCCGAAGGCTTCAAGGGACTCGATCACGGACGGCACAAAATCTACAGGGACAATGATGTCGTCCCCGTAGATACGCACCTTGCCAAAGAAACTCTTAATGAGCTTCTTTGACAGTGGTGTCTTGAGCTCTTTCTCGATCCCGAGGAATACAACGGTCAAAAAGACCATTGCCTCAAGAGGGAAAGTTAGAGCGGACCCCATAGACGCGTACTTGGCTAGTGTTAACACACCATGACCAGGCACGTCAGCCTTCGTGGATCTACATGCAAAAACAGCCTCCTTAGTAAGAGGATGTTCATGAAGTAGATTCACTACATGCTGAATGGAGACCCTATCACTGGCCTCACTCAAATCGAGTGTGGCAAACTCAGAAGTCCTCGAACCTTGGCAAGCCATGGTTCGATTGGGTTCCTGATCAGTGAAACCGATGAAATGGGAAAGGTAGTTATCCTTTTCCGTTCCATCAGCAAGGAACTCGTGAATCGCCTGCTGCACATATTGCATGTACACAGGTTCAATCGCGATAATCCTTGGGGCCTTCAGCGTTTTAGGAACAGAAACGATCCTTGATGGGATCTCCTGTTCCGGAGTCAACCAGACGACCGATTCCATATCAGTGAAGTACTGATAAGGAGTCGTAAAGAGATACTCTGACGCAAGAAAGAGTTTCTCTAGCCGTTCAGTCCAAATGCGGTTTTGGAATTTCGCGTTTCCGCGAACCCTATCCGCAGTTGCACCTGGCCCATGTTTTGGAACAAGTTCCCCATTTGCGATCGCAAGATCGCATTGGTAGAAAAGGTCCCAGAACAAGAGATGGGCAATCCTACGATAGTCACGGAGTAAATCCCTGTCCATCGTCATCATGCCCATACGGACGTCTGATTCTGTCTTGACGTACTGCTCGATAGCAGCCTTGTTCCTTTCCGGGGAACAAGGTACTTCCAGTTTCTTAAACAAGTTGCAAACTTGTCTAATTCCTTGGATAGCATCTATCGACGGATCGTCAAGCAAGACACCAGTTTTCTTATCGAAAACAAGACTAGTCAAACCTTGCAGAAATGCAGGGAGAGACGCTCTTTTCTGAAAAGATACGAAAAGAGTGGAGTCCACCTTCCCGAGCTCAAGACTTCTTTCGAAATCTGAAGCGAAGGTCGGAAGGGTGATCGTTAGAAACGATACACCCTCGTTTTCGACTCGGCTAATGACCGTTTTGAGGTCATTAGTGGTGCTTGTGCAACACCGGATGCTCAGATCTTCGAGCACCCTACCTAGAAGCACTACATGGCTTTTCATCCGTCCCCTTTCGGGTAACGGAGTCCAAGGCCACAGCTTCTACCGAATCTTTTCGAATCAGCCTGACCGTAAAGGTCTGTGGAATCTTCTGATTAAGAAAGTCCCACAATTTTATGCATTGCAATGCAATGTACAAAAGGGCTGAGATGAAAAGTATCAGCTCTCACCACCCAGAAGCTGGGTGGTGCGAGCGCCGGAGGAAGCAGTGAGGTACGCCGTCAAGGCGTCCACAATCTGCTTCTGTTCGGCGACCGTGTAGCCGACAACGGGCGAATCCACGACGAGCGAAACGCTCATCGAGAAAGGCACGTTGTAGGCCGGAACCAGAGGATCCACCGCAACCTTGTTGTGGTTGAGGCGGATCACCCGACGAACTCGCTTGCCATAAGCATGCGAGATCGTGAGCTCAACAGTGGAGTCATCCTTGCGGAAGGCTCCCTTGTTGTCTCCGGAACTCACGCGCGGAAGCGTTTGAGCGACCGCGTTGATGGTAACGGACTGAGGATCGGCGTAAGCCATGACAATGTACTCCTGGTTATTATGAAACCTAACCAAGGATATGGTCAGGCTTTGCCTTTGGTAAGGCAACTGCATCGGGGCCGTTTAAAAACGGGAAATCCCCAAAGCAGCGAGGATCGCCAACTGTTTGGAACTAAATCCATTCCAGTTGAGTCCGAATCCATAAGGTGTTCCCTTAACACGTTGCTTCATCGTGGTCTCGAAGACCTGTCTGAAGTAGTGTTCTCCAGGATACGAACGGTACAAAGTACCGTTCGACTGGAGCACGTGTTCGACACGAACAGTTTTCTGTTCCATCATATACACGTGAGGGAGAACTGTGTCGGTGTTGAGATAGGTAATATTGTCGACAATGTCGCCCATATTGCCTACCCAATCAGCGGCCCAGGTCCAGGGAGCCAGAGCCCAGAGAGTACGCGGTGTAAGGTCCGTCCCGAACAAATGGTTCATGGACGCCTTCCACCCCATAGGAGAATTCCTAGGGGGTACCGAGTACTGAAAGGTCGCAACTAGCCAGCGCTTCGTTTCAGAAGTGGTGGTCGTGCGAAGTCTCCCAGATGCGCCAACCCCATAACAAGCGGTTGCCATAGACGGTACGGGTATTTTCGACCCGCCATCCGTTTCGACAATCGACTGTTCAATGGGGAAGTCGTATCTACGCCTAATCTTGACGCCTGCACGCTCGTAGTACCTATCCAAAATCTCATCAGAGTTTTGGACGGATTCTGCAAAAGCGCGCAGGTCCCTGATTAAGGGCTTCCAACCGAATTCGACGTTGAGATATTCGTCGCCCGCATTTAGCGCGCGTCGGACTCTCTTCTTCGAATCACGGACGAGAGCCGCACGAGGTAAACCCTCACGCAGCTCTCCAAGGAAGACGCCAAGATCTGCCTTAGGTGCAGTAGGAGCAAGTCTTGCAATGGCCTTCGTAGCGTAAGCGTTCATAGAACTCTTATCACTAGGAAGTGGCATTGGGAAATGCTTGTTCTGCACAAACGCAACCACAGCGCGCTGAGAATTCACATAGTGAGGTCTCGGTTCACTGAGGGGATTTGAAGTAGAGGAGAAGTGCTGAGGCTCCATGAAGGGTGAGAATTCTTCATAGTTCCTCTTATAGCACAGAAAATCTCCTCCGAGGTCACGACCAGTACCAAGGCCCTTAGATCGAATCTGAGGACCATTGTTACTGGAGACCATTAAATCCTGCGAGTAGGCAATGGAGCAGTTGTCCCTGATAGCACCTGGCACAGATGGCCAGGATGCTCCAGGGGGATCCCAGGAACGCTGAAATTCAGCTTTCCTGGTCCAACGTCTCCGTGGTGGCATTGGTAATTCCTTATGGTTCGGTGGCGACGCGCGGCATGCCCGAGAGGGTTTAGTCGCGCGGGTGTTGTGCAATATTGCACTGGCTGGGGCTTTAGG